AATCCGGGCGAGGTCGTCGGCAGCCGCACGCAGGTATTTGAAAATCTGCGGCTTGAGCCTATCTCGCAAAAGACTATCCGAAACTTCGACACCATTGAAAACGGTGTTGACTGGGGCTGGTATCCCGACCCGTGGGCGTTCAACCGCTGCCACTATGATGCGGCACGCAAAACGCTGTATATCTTCGACGAACTGACCCGGCTGCGTACCTCCAACGAGGAAACCGCAAAGCTGGTGCAGCAGCGTATTGAATCGTGGGAGAGCGTGACCGCCGATTCCGCAGAGATGAAATCCTGCGCCGACTACCGCGCTTTTGGCATCCTCTGCCGTGAGGCTGTCAAGGGGCCGGGAAGTGTGAACCAGAGCATGAAGTGGCTGCAAGGGCTGGCAGCCATCGTCATCGACCCGCATCGCTGCCCCGACACGGCAAAGGAGTTCAGTGAATATGAGTACGAGGTTGGCCGTGACGGCACAGTGCTGCCGGGGTATGTGGATGCAGACAACCACCACATTGACGCCGTCCGCTATGCTGTCAACCGTATCTGGATGCGCAGAGGTGCATGATGAAGAAATTTCGAAAATGGCTCATTGACCGCTTTTTGCCGCGCTGGGCCTATGAATCGCTGCTGGAGGAACTGGCAGCCGCCAACAAGAAGCAGGAGGAACTGCGGCAGACCGTAGAGCGGCAACAGTGCTATATTTCAGGGCTGGAATATGCACTGCGGCACATGACACCGACTGTCGTGGTGGAAAGCCATGAAAAAGAAACCAAAGAAAAAGCCGGATAAATGCCGGGGCTGCCCTTGGCGGGCGGCGACAGACTATTGCCTGTGGCCGCGCTGCTTTCGGAAAATTACTCTAGGGGGAAAGCATGATGGGCGCTCTGATCCGCGCACTGACAAACAACGCAGTCGAAAACATTGAAGAGGCGCTGGGCATGACGGATGCCACCAGCAGTGCCATGAAGCACGCCATCGCAGAGTGGTATGCTGCATGGTATGGCCGCGTCCCGACCAAAACCGAAGACCCCTGCCAGCGCCTGCCGTATGCCATTGTGAACAAGCTGTGCAAGGCAACCTTCGGCGAGTATGACAGTGGTCTGCAACACACCGACAGTGCTAAGGGAAAATACCTTGACTGTGTACGCAGCGCCTTTGATGCCTGTAAAACCAGTTTTATGACTCAGGCTATGATTGGCGGCGAGGCGTGGGCAAAGCCTGTACCGATGCCGGATGGACGGCTGACGTGGCAGATCGTGGGACGCGATTCCATCATCATTTTAGGCCGCGATCGGCATCACACCCTTTGCGCCGACGCTGCGCAATGAAAGCTACGAGGCGCGGCGGCAGACCTACTTGAAAGCCATCGAGAATCTGTTGGGCATTAAGCGTGGCATCCTCTCTGACGCCGAGGTCGTGAGCAAAACGGCGACGGAGATCAATTCCAGCGCGGGCGATTATAGCCTGTCCATTATGGATTTTCAGCATCTGTACTACGACGCCCTGCAAGCGGCGCTCCGGCTCGGCGACCAGATCGGGCAGGCATACCGCCTGTGCGATGCGTCGGCATGGGATGCCGACGAACTTGCCGTAACATGGGGCAACGGTGTGCTGTACGATGCCGACCAAGAGTGGACGGAGCGCAAGGAACTTGTGCAGATGGGCCTGCTGAAGCCGGAACTGGCGCTGGCGTGGAAATTTGACCTGCCTGCCGAGAGTGAAGCTGACCTTGCCGAAATCCGCAAAAACTATATGCCGGAGTTGAAAGACCTTGAAGGTTGAGGTGATACCGCATGACCGCTGAGCAGCGTGCGGGCTTGAGTGACGCCGCCCTTGCCATGACGCAGCCCTGCATTGATGAACTTATCAAGGACATCAGCAAGCGCGTGCAGAAGGCCGGGGCTATCACCGACACTGCCGAATACCAGATTTATCGGGCGCAGGCACTGGGCGAGGGCAAAAAGGCCATTGAGCAGGCCGTATCGAAGCAGATTGGCATCAGCGAGGAAGTCATTGCCAGCCTGTTTGAATATGTGGCCGACAAGAGCCTGAGCCCTGATGAAAACGGCAGCCTAAAGCGAATGACTGAAGCCTACACCCGCATGACCCAGAGCAAGACCCGCGAACTGCTGCGTGACCTGTGGGCCGATACGCCGGAGGGCAAGGTACAGCCGTTACAGACAGCCTACGCCCGCGCAATGGATTTTGCGTTCCGGCAGGTTGCCACAGGTACGCTGGACTTGAACACGGCCATCCGCCGCGCCGTGACGCCGCTGGCAAAGCGTGGCCTGCGCACCATTGAACAAAAGAGCGGGCGCAGCGTTGGCATTGAGTACGCCTGCAGGCGGTACATCATGGATCAACTCGGCCAGTTGGATGATGAAATCCAGCACGCCGACCATGACGCGCTGGGGTGCGACGGCTGGGAAATCAGTGCCCACGCCGCCTGCGCACCCGACCATGAGCCGATACAGGGGCGGCAGTACGGCGATGCAGAATTTGAAAAACTGAACAACAGCCTGCAGCGCCGCATCGGGCACTTGAACTGCGGGCACACGGCAAACCCCATCATTTTAGGCGTGAACGCGCCGCAGTACACCGAAGCCCAGCTTCAAAAATTCAAGGATGACAACGAGCGCGGCGTTGTGTACAATGGCTACCGGTACACCTTGTACGAGGCCGGGCAGGAGCAGAGCCGCATCGAAAACGGCATCCGGCTCATCAAGCGCCAGATTCTGGCCGACGAAGAAACCGAAAACCCCGATCTGCAGAAGCATCAAATCAAGCTGCGGGTCGTGCAGGCCGAGTATGCGAGATTCTGCAAGGCCGTGGGTCTGCCCACCCGCAGCGAACGCCTGCAGGTGGCCGGGTTTGGCCGCAGCCAGTCCAACCGGGCTGTGTGGGCCTACAAAAAGGCTGCGCCGGAGCAACTTCGGGACGTAGAAATCGCAGGGCACAAACTGTACAGCGTCACGGATGAACGCATCCGGGCTGTGCCGAAGCCGTTCTTTCAAGGCGTTTCCAACAAGGTCAACGGTCTGGCGCAGGAATACGCCAGAGGCGTGCTGAAAAAGGTGCAGGGGCTGGAAGTCGGCACGGAGGCCGTCGTGAATTTTACCAAAGACGGTAAATGCACAGGCTACTATGTGGGCGGGCAGAACAGTATGAAGGTCAAGCCCCCGGAGATGCAAGTGCCCTATTACTCTTTACATAATCACCCCAGCAATGGTATACTTAGCCCAGAGGATATACAGCAGCTTATCAAGCGCCCTCAGATGCAGGGCATCGGCGCTGTCGGTAATGCCGGAGCGCTGTTCACCTGCGAGAAGGTGTTCGGCTATTCCCAAAAGAATGCCGAGGGCTGGTTTAAGACCTTAAAAAAGAAATATCCTCTCTATAAAGGTGAATTCGGCAAAATCGAAGACGCGCTTGCGCAGCGTATTGCATTTGCTGAAGAACTGCGAAGGGATGGTGCTAAGTATGGGCTCGTATTTTCAAGATAACCCTCCGACTCCAGAAGAAATCGCAAAGTGGCGAGCAGACCTTACGCGAGGCTGGCCTTATACTGAGGATGATCCTGAGCCGGATTTTTTCGACTGGACACCTGACCCAGACCGCAGCGCCACTACGGATTCCATCTATCTGCTTAAAGCAACAGGCAACTGGACGGCGGAAGATGAGCGCATCGCCTTTGACCCCAGCAAGCCCCCACCGCGCCCGCTGGCCGAACTGGAAGCGGAGCACGACGCATTCCTCAAGGAACTGTTCAAAAAAGCAAAGCCCCTTTAAACACTGTATAAACGCCATTTGCACCGCTTTTAAAGCGGTGCTTTTTTCGTGCCCAAAATTATGCAAGAGGTGCTTTATGTTCTGTATTACCTATGACACAACCTGTTATGCCGACCCGCAGCGTGCGTTTGATTCCTTTATGCGGCAGCTTCGGGAATTTCTCGGCCTTGCACCCCGCGTTCAGAGAAACAAGCGGATCGTCTCGCATCCGCAGCCGCACAAGGTTGGCAAATACCGCGCACCGCATCTGCGACCCGATCCGCACCCGCACCTGCCGAGAGATCGGCTGCAGGAGTATCATTCTAAACCCGAAATCGTAACCGAGCGCAGCTGCTCCCGCGCCGATGAAGCGCAGGATGACAGCGACGCAGAAAACACAGACGAAGGAGATCACCTATGCTTGACTGGCTGAAACCCATCCTCGGTGATGGGTACAATGAGGAAATCGACAACAAGATCGCTGCCGAGATCAACAATGGCTTTGTCGCCAAGGCCGACTACGACGCGGCCAAGGACGCCCAGCGTACAGCGGCAGAGGCTTTGGCCGACGCCAACAAGGCGCTGGCCGAGTACAAGGACGCCGACATCGACGGTCTGCGCAAGAGCGCCGAGGAATGGCAGGCCAAGGCAGAGCAGGCCGAGAAAGACGCGGATGCCCGCGTTGCGGCGGTGCAGTTTGATGCAAAGCTGGATTCTGCCATTGCTGCCGCACATGGGCGCAGCAGCAAGGCCATCCGCGCACTGCTCGATCTGGACACCCTGCGCGGCAGCGATGACCCTGACAAGGACATCTCCGCCGCACTGGCTGCCTTGCAGAAAGACAGTGGTTATATGTTCGACGCCGGGGAAACACCGCCGCCCTATGCTGTGGGCACTGGCCGCACCGCTATGACCGCCGACAATTCTGACAGTGCCCTGCGCAAAGCGATGGGCCTGCCGATGGAATAAGATAAGGAGTAAAACCTATGAGCAACACTATCGAACTCGCAAAATCTTTTGTCCCCAAGCTGGATGAGTGCTATCGACTGGCCTCGCTTACGAGCGTGCTGGACGGTGCGCCCGAACTTGCCAAGCAGGGCGCAAACGCCAACGAACTCATCATCCCCATGATGAGCATGGACGGTCTGGCTGACTACAGCCGCAACGGCGGTTATGTGCAGGGCGGCGTCACCATGACGAATGAGACGGTCAAGTGCAACTTTGACCGTGGCCGCCGCTTTGACGTGGACGTCATGGACAATCTGGAAACCGCTGGCCTTGCCTTTGGCCGCCTGTCTGCTCAGTTCATCCGTGACAAGGTCGTGCCCGAACTGGACGCTTTCCGCTTTGCGTCCTACTGCGGCATCAGCGGCGTCACGAAAAAAGAAGAGACGCTTGCCGATGGCGCGGCCACCGTTGCGGCGCTGAGTGCTGCCGTGACGGCAATGGACGATGAGGAAGTCACCGCCACCGGGCGCTACCTGTTCATCACGCCGACGCTGCTGCAGGGCATCAACGATATGGACACCACGAAGAGCAAGAAGGTTCTGGAAGGCTTCGAGCAGGTCATCAAGGTTCCCCAGCGCCGCTTCTACACGGCCATCAAGCAGCTTTCCGGCAAGACCGGGGAGGAAGCCGGCGGTTACACGAAGGCAGCCGGCGCGGCCAACATCAACTTCGCCATCGTCCAGAAGGATGCGCTCATCCAGTACACGAAGCACGCCGCCCCGAAGATCATCGCCCCGGAGAACAACCCGGACGCGGATGCCTACGTCTTCGGCTATCGCATGGTGGGCATCGCCAAGGCATACAAGAATATGCTGTCTGGCATGTACTTCAGCCACGACAAGGCGTAAGGAGGATTTACTATGGCTATTATCGGATACATCCCGCCCGCCGCCGAGCCGACCTCTGCGGTCAACGCGCAGCCTGTGCCGGACAATGCTCCGCCCGCCGAGACGGCAGCGGAACTGCCGTTCCCCGAAGTGACGGACACAGCGGCAGAAGAAAAGCCCGCCAAGCGCACAAAGAGGGCGGCGGCCAAGGAGTAAACCCATGACGAGTTACGAGTTTTACGTCTGCAAATATGGCGGCAAGGCCATCCAGCCAGACGAGTGGCAGACCGCCTATGCTGATGCCGACGCGCTGATTCGGCGATACGAGCGGCTGTACCGCGTGGAATATCCCGCCGACAACGCCCGCGACACGGCTGTATGTGCCATTGCTGACGCCCAGCGCAGGTTTGCCGATGTACAGAGCGGTGCTGCGGCAGCTCCGGCCAGCGTTACGATTGGCAGCGTAAGCGAAAGCTACGCCGCCAACACGGCAGCAGCCATTGATGCGACACCCAAGGCACAGGCGGCAGAATACTATCGCATTCTGTGCTTGTATGCTGATGTGTACAGGGGGTGCAGCTGATGCGGTATGAGGGAGCGCTTCGTTCGCCGATCTATGACCTGTGCCGCCAGACCGTTACCGTGTACCATGCGTGTTATAATCCCTTCCGGGTGACGCGCTGCGTAATTCATGGCGCGTACTTTGAGCGTAAAACCGTGCAGACCGTTGATAAAAGCGGGGGCAAATCCTGCGACGAATTTTTGCTGGTAATTCCCAACAAAAACGCGCGGAGGGCTGCCCCCGCCCTTTTTAACGGCATCCCCGGCGTGTATGTGCTGGAATGCGGGGATCGCATTGTGGAGGGCGTTGGGGAAGAAATCACCACCCGCGAACAGTGGGGCAGCTTCGTCCCGGCCAACCGCCCCGGTGTTGTTACGGCAGACTGGGTGCGGGACATGGGATGCCGCAATGTTCTGTACCATGTGGAGGCAGGCGGTAAGCAATGAGGGTCACGCTGGATTTTCCCGCCGCAGAAGAGATTTTGCAGGAAGTGGGACTGGATGAACAGGGCGATGCGCAAATGTTCCACACTAAGAATGTGCTGCGGCGCGTCCAGAAGTATATGCCCTACCGTACAGGCGCGACCATCAAGCTGACCGTCGCCCAGACCGACCCCCGCGTGCCGGAGATTGTCACCGAAGAGCCGCAGGCGGTTTATCTGTATAACAGCGTGAGCCGCAGCGGGAAACCGCTGAACTATACAAAAACAAAGAATCCCCTTGCCGGAGGGCATTGGGATCGTGCGCTTGTGGCTGCCGAGGGTGATGCGCTGGCTGCCGATCTGGAACGCTATATTGGAAAGAGGTCTGGCGAATGAGTGAACTTGAGCAGGTCATCACATGGCTGCGCACCTATGAGGGGCATGACATCTTAAAAGATTGGCATGTCGACTACACCGACCAAGTGCCCAGCTGCGGCGCGGTCTTCCCGCAGGGGCTGCAGGAAATTGAACGCCGCACCTATATCACAGGCGCAGTCTGCGTCACAAATCAGAGCAACTTCGGACTGTACTTTACTTTTGCCAAAAGTGCAGGCGATGATGAAGGCGCAAAGATCAACGCAGATTGGGTCAACGACTTCCAGCATTGGGTGCAGGAGCAGAGTGCCCACGGCCTTGCTCCGAACTTTGGCGACGCCGAAGAGCCTGTCATCGCCCGCGCCCAGAACGGTGTGCTGTACGAAGCGGAGGCCGAAGGCACGGCGACTTATATGGTCGTGCTGAGCCTGCGCTACACAAAAACCTATGAATCGGAGGATTTTGCATGAAAATCGAACGCAAATACATGGCCCACTACCTGAACGCGAACTTCGCCAACGATGATGGCACGGCCAGCTATGTACGCCTAGGCAAAGACCTGGAGGAGTACAGCCCCGAGCTGTCCGCCAATGTCGAGAAGAAGTCGAACATCCTGGGCGAGACCTCTGTCACCATCGACAGCTACCCCACCCCGCAAAAGCTGGTGCTGGGGACGAATTCCAGCTTTGGCACGGAGAGTATCAAAATCGAGCGCGGGGCCGGGTGGGACGGGCTGGCGCTCACGGCGACGTGGCACATCCCGGGCCGGGAGGAGCCGCTGCGCGTGGCCCTGCTGGATGGCGATGCTATGGACGTGCCGCCCGAGGTGACGAAGGAGGCCAAGGATGGCGTGCTTGTGCTGGCCGGGCTGGGCGAGGGCGTTCAGGGTGTACAAGGCGAGAAGGGCGATACCGGCGCGCAGGGGCCTGTTGGCGAAACTGGCCCGGTTGGCCCCAAGGGTGATACTGGCCCGCAGGGTGAGCGCGGTGAGCAGGGGCTGCAGGGCGAGGTTGGCCCGGAGGGGCCTGCCGGAAAGGACGGCGTGCAGATTGATGATGCGGCGGTGAGTGAGGACGCGCCGTGGAGCAGCAAGCACATCATCGATATGCTTTGCCCCAAAATTGAGGAATCCGGGAACCCGGTGCAGTGCTACCCCGTGGCGGGCTACCCGCTGGGGGTGACGGCCAGCTGGGAGCCGGTGCAGGAAGGTGAAGGGGAGCCGTACCCGGCGGGGGGCGGCGTGAATCAGCTGGATTTGAGCAAATGCACGCCGAACGACGCGACATATGGCATTACCTGCACCATAGAGGGGGACAAAATCCACTTAAAGGGAACAATAGCGAGCAACCTTGTTAGTGTGAGGTATCGATTGCTGAGCGTCCCCGATGATTACTACGATAAGAGTGGTGGAGAGCACGCAGTTTTTGATCTCAAAGTGTCGTCAGGGGTTACACCAAAAACTATCTCCCTCGTCAACGGAAGCACGACGGATAAGGTCATCATAATAGAAATGATATTTGATGAGCCCAAAAACGGACAGAACATTGATTTGACCTTCCGGCCCATGCGATACTTTGGCGATACCGCACCTACGACTTATTCACCCTACGAAAACATCCGGCCAATCAAGGGGCGGGATGCGGTGACAGTGAATCTGGCGAGCGGAGTGAAAGCGTGGCGGCTGATTACACTGGATGGGGATACTTTAAAGTTCTCATCTAATCCGACAGATGTTTATTGGAATCTGCCAAGAAAGTCCGCGCCTGGGGCAGCATCCCCGGCTAAAATAACATGCACGCATATAAAGTCAACTGTTTTTTTCGTGAATAAAGATTATGAATTTATTTTCGTAATGAAAGTAAACATGGCCGGATTGTTCGATACAGTCGACGACTTAAACGCCTATCTCGCCGCCCAGTACGCGGCGGGAACTCCCGTGCAGGTTGCATACATACTGGCCGCTGCGCCGATTGTGCCAGAGGATGGAGCAATCTATTTTGCCGAGCAGCCCGCGCAGAGCGGGAGCGGCGACCCGAGCCCGACGAACATCCGGCCTATTTTGTTGGATGGGGCGGTAAAGGACGGAGGGACGAACGTGCTGACCCTGCCTGAAACCGTGTATGGCGGAAGTGTGGACGCAGTGAGCGGGAGCGGTGAGAGAGCGTGGAAGCTGCTGACGCTGGACGGAACGGAAACGTGGAGTTATGAAGGTACAAGCGTAATCGAAAAATACGGATTTATCTTACGTACAAAAGATATCCAAACGCCGACTTGGCCAAGCCAGAAGGGACAAATCGTGTGCAACAAATATGCGACGCGCTCCGCTAACGATACTTACACAGTCCATACCGGCATAAGCGTTGAAGCTGAGAGTCATAAATACTTTAGAATTTACGACGAGGCATATGCGGATAAAGGCGTTGACGCTTGGAAAGCCTACCTCGCCGCGCAGTATGCCGCAGGAACCCCCGTCCAAGTCTGCTACAAGCTCGCTACCCCCGTCCCCTTCACCGCCACTGGCGGGGCGGCGCTGTCTGCGCTGGACGGGGTGAATACCGTGATTACCGATGCGGACAGTGTGGCCGTGAGCGGACGCGCTGACCCCATTAAGCGCATTGCTGATCTGGAGGCCGCGGTGGCTTCCATTGAGTGAAAGGAGAAGTGAAAAATGGCTATCAAATCTAAAGCCCGGCACGACCTGACGCTGCGGAGCATCAAGCGGGAGCTGGCCGCGGGGCGGGATGTGGCGTTCTGGCTGGACAAGGCGTACACCCACTACGACAACGGCCTGATGGATGAGGCGGACATTGCGGAGGTGGAAGCGCTGGCGCAGGCGTATTATGATGCGCTGGATGCGGACGGCAACGCGGACGCTGCTGACGCAGCTGGCGGGGTGGCTACGGAAGGTGCCGAGGAGGCAAAAGCGGACGCTGCTGACGCAGCGGGAGACGCGGAGGCGGCGGGAGGTTTGCCCTCATCCGCCGCTGCGGCGGCACCTTCCCCCGAGGGGGAAGGCTTGGAGAGTGACAACGAGGTGACGGAGAATGGTGCAGACGGGAATCTTTAACGGACGGACGCGCGTGCGGTATGGCTACGCGCGGTGGGGCTGGACGCGCGGCGGCGGCAAGACGTGGCACGGCGGCATTGACCTTGAAGCGCTGGACGATACCACTATTCGTATGCCTTTTTACAAGGGCAGGAAAATCAGCGGAAAAGTCACCCGCGCGCGCATCGTGACCAACAAGAACAACAAGACGTGGGAATGGGGCTATTACATCTGCGTGCAGCTGGACGCAAACCAGACACCGGACACCGTGAACTACCTGTATTTCTGCCACTGCGAGAAGCTGCTTGTGCAGGTGGGGCAGAAGGTCAGCAGCGGCGACGCGCTGGCTGTTATGGGACGCACCGGCAACGCGGCACTCGGTGACTGCCCCTACGACCACTGTCATCTGGAAGTCCGTGCCACGGCGACCGGCAAGGGGCTTGACCCCACTGCCTACGCGGGCTGCGATAATGCCGTGGGCATTTATGGCACGGCAGAGGACGCAGCTCCGGCAGAGACCGGGGAAATCGTCATCGACGTGTCCTACCACCAGGGCGTCATCGACTGGACGAAAGTCCCCTACCGCGCCCTGGTGCGCATCGGCTACCGCGGCTATGGCACCGGCAAGCTGATGAAGGATGAGCAGTTCGACGCTAACCTGGCCGGGGCCAAGGCCCACGACAAGCTGCTGGGGTTCTACTTCTTCAGCCAGGCCATCACCGAGGACGAGGCCCGCGCCGAGGCGGACTTCTGCGCAAGCGTGGCCCCCACCGGCTATCCCCTGTTTTTCGATGCGGAGTGGAGCCGCAGCGTCCACGATGGCCGTGCGGACAGCCTGACCAAGGCCCAGCGAACGGCCTGCGCCCAAGCGTTCTGCAAGCGTGCGGTGGCGCTGGGCTACCAGCCGGGCGTCTACACGTTTACGGCGTTTGCCACGGCAAACATCGACTACGAGGGCCTGTGCAAGGACTACATCGGCTGGCTGGCTGACACCCGCGCCAGCTACGACAAGACCCTGCCGCGTCACATCCACCAGTTCGGCCAGACCGCCAAGGGCGGTGTGCCGGGCATCGGGCCGGAGACCGACCTGAACCGCATCGTCAAGGCCCTGCCGACGCTGGACAAGCCTGCCGAACCGACTCATCAGGAGATTTGGCTCGACCACGTTGTGTTGCCGAACGCCGCGGCAATGGAGTTCTACTCCGTCGCCAAGAAGTACGGCCTGGACAACGATAAGGCGTACCACGCCAAATTTGTGGAGGGCTGACCGTGAAATTGTTTATTTCGCAGCCGATGCGCGGCAAGACCGATGATTAAATCCGCAAAGAGCGCGACTCTTTTTTGAGAGCGCCTCGGCTGACGCACCGCCGCTGTGGTATCTGGATGAAGGCCTCAAGCTGCTGGGCACCGCAGATTTTGCGGTGTTTGCCCCGGGCTGGCAGGCGGGAATGTCACGGGCACGGAACTCTATAACCGGGCCAAAGCGCTGCCCATCCACATCGAAACAGAGTAAGGAGGACAAACCGAAATGAGTAATGTTGAGTTTATAAAGCGGGCTACCGCCGCCGTCGTGGACTACTTCAACCATCATGTTGATGTCACCGACAACTTTGCACTTGCCGCCGAGGATACGTTTGTTGTGTGGGTGTGCAAGACATTGCAGAACCATAAAGCGCTGATTTCTACCACCGTTCCAGATGGGATGTATTACGAAATCACCTACAACGGCGACAAGGACGAAATGTACCTTGATGTCTACCAAAAGATGCACAATGAGATCATCAAGATTGAGGAGAACTGAGGCATGGAAGACAAAAAAGGCCTTGCAACTGAGGGCACCACCCGGGAAACCTCTCCGGCGCGGGATTTTTGGACAAATCTCGCCGCGTTGCTCAAGGTGAAAACCATCATCACGCTGGTTATCATTGCGGTGCTGGCTGTGCTGTCCATCAACGGGAGCATCGAGCCGGACAAGTTTCTTACCATTGCAACAATGGTCGTTGCGTTCTATTTCGGAACGCAAAATGAAAAAAAGTCGTAG